TAAGAGGTTCTTATTGTTATGAAAAGCAGGGAGAAAGGGATGGTAGTTCAAGATCTCTTTTGTGGCAGGCGCAGTCTTTTAGACCTGATAGACCAGAGGCATATTTTCTTCTGGGCCGTTATGCTGAAAGAAGATTTTGGTGGCAGGATACCTATATTAATGCTGATTTAGCACTTCGTTATTGTAATTTTGATCAAAAACCATTGATAACTGATGTAGAATATCCTGGTAAATATGCACTCTTATATGAAAAGGCAATTTCTGGATGGTGGTGGGGTAAATCTGAAGAATCTAAATCATTGTTTATGGAAATTTTAAATGGAACAGAAATACCAGAACAATATAAAAAGTTTGTTCAGGAAAAAATGAAAAGTATGGGAGTTGAGATTTAATTTATGAGAGGATTTACTATAAAGAAAGATATCTTATATGAAAAATTTGATATTATTATACAAGGGAAATATTATAATTTCACCAATGAGTTAATTGATGAATATTTAAAGTTACCTTTCGTAAATAATATTATTGTTTCTTGTTGGGAAGATGATTCTTGTTCGGAACATTCTGATAGAGTAAGTATAATCAAAAATAACTATCCAGAATTGAGAGGAAATGGTAATGTAAATTTGCAAATCATTTCTTCATTAAATGGATTGAAGAGATCTAAATCTAAATTTTCTATAAAAATTAGATCAGATCAAAAATATACTTATGATAGTATGATGAAGATGTATAGTTTTTTTATTAAAAATAATGAAAAAACTATGTCATATCAATACCAAAATGATCGTCCGAATAATAAAATATTTGTATCTGGTGTTTATCCTGGTCTTTTATTTCATCCTAGAGATCATGTTTTCTGGGGAAATACTCAAGATTTAATTGATTTGTTTAGTATTCCGATAGATCGAAATGATATATGTAGTTTAATTAATGTACCTGAGCGAGGATTGGGTAGGTATTTTGATTGCTTTACCAGAGGGGAAACTTACATTGGAGCACACTATTGTGCCAGATTTGATGATAGAATAAATCGCATGATATTAAATTCTGTAGATTATTTGTATGATAACTCTATAAATTGGAACCACGCAAAAGAACTCAGTGACAATATAACCTTTAAAGTTTTTAAATCATTTCCAAAAAGTATAATTGATTTTAATTGGTTAGGAAAAACTGAGTGGAATATACCAGGAATTCCCTGGACTCTTCAACCTTATCTTGATGATTGTTTTTGGCATGAAGATGGGTTTTAAACCTTAATAAATAAACGAAAAAAAAACTATGAACTTTACAGTTTACTCAAAAGAAAATTGCCCATATTGCTACAAAGTTAAACAAGTACTGGAGTTGACAGGAAGTAACTTTGTGGTTTATAATCTTAATGAACATTTTACTAAAGAAGAGTTTTATGCCGAATTTGGTGAAGGTTCAACATTTCCTCAGGTAGTTTTTGGTGACAAAAAACTTGGAGGATGCTCAGATACAGTTCAGTTCTTAAAAGAAAAAAAAATTGTCTGACAATAAGATAAATACTTTCAACCATAGAAATCGTGGTGTTGAAGTTTTACTATATGGAGGTAAGAGAAAGCAACCTAAAAATTTTCATATCATATTTGAAAAGTTGGTTTGCTTTCTTAAGCGGGAAGTAACCATCTATTTTGAATTTTCTTTAACAGTTAAGAAAAAATAGTAGTTTCCCGAGGAGAAAAAATGTTAGCAACTAGTTTAGTTTTTGGATCATTTTTGTTAATATTATTTCTCATAGTGGGACTCGTTACTGGATGGGTTGCGAGAGAATATATGATGAACTATCAGGATAAACCAAAACTTCATCCAGAATTTTTTGATGATAAGGGTAATGTAATTCCCGATGAAGTCCTTGCAATAAGTTTTAATCCTGATTATTTTGATATTGATGATGAAGAAGAAGACGAAGACGAATAAACTAAATAGCAATAAATCATTTTATATCTTGTTTTTATGACAACGACAACGGAAAAAAAGACCACGACTAAAGTAAAGGCATCTACCACTAAGAAAAATGTAGATGTTCCTGTTAAAGAACTTCCTTCAAATCCTTTTGCATTTGAAGTTCTTCAACTTGCTTCTTCTCAAAGAACAAAAGAAAAAAAGATTGAGGTTCTTAAAAAATATGAGCATCCATCTTTAAAAGCAATTTTTATTTGGAATTTTGATGAAAGTATTGTCTCACTTCTTCCCACTGGAGAAGTTCCTTATGCCAGTGTAGGTGAGCAAAATTCATTTAGTGGAACTATAAGTGAAAAAATTGATGATGCGGTTTCAAAAATGAATGAAATTGGAACTAATTCTTTGGGGTCACAAGATCAAGGATATTCCTCAATTCGTAAAGAATATCAAAAATTTTATAATTTTGTAAAGGGTGGTAATGATGGACTAAGTTCTCTTCGTAGAGAAACTATGTTTATTAATATTCTTCAAGGTCTTCATCCTTTGGAGGCAGAAATTCTTTGTCTTGTGAAAGATAAGAAACTTGGTGAAAAATATAAAATTACAAAAGAAATTATTTCTGAAGCATATTCAGATATATCTTGGGGAAATCGTTCATAATATTAAATTTATTTGAGTATACATGATGACAGAAAAAATTATTGAGGTATCTGAAAAGACATCTAAAATAGAAAAACATATGGAATCTTGGACATCTGCAGAAAAAGAAACTTGTAAAACTCGTTATAATTGTGAAATTATGATTCAGGATGGTTCTTATACAGATGTCTGCACAAAGGAAGCACCTAATGATGCATATATTGTAAAATATATTGTTGATGGTAATATTCGGTTTGATCTTACAAGAGGATCCAGAGTTCGTATTTTTGACATGTATTGGGACAAATTTCGTGATAATTTAAAGACTATTGAGTTTGGATATGGTAGAATCAATCCTAAACTTTGGGGATATCAAAAACCTCAAAAGAAAAAGAGAAAGTAATTCCCCAGATGCCCGAAAAAATTTTCGGGTATTTTTTTGTCCCTTAAGATTTTATAAAATGGTAACATTTTATACAAAATAAACTTGCTATATACCTTAACTAGGGGTATAATATTCCCCTATCGTTCATCCTATGTCTAAAGCACTTTTGCTTTTAGCATGGGTTCCTCTTCTATTTGTTTCAACACCTCAAGCAATCGGTAATTCAAAAGTTTCCGTTTCTTGTGACACTGCTCTGGAACTAATGGACATCGTTAAAAACGACGATGTAGTAATCCAAAAGATAGAAGATCGCCTGTTATTAGAACTCCGAAAGGATTTCATCAGAAAGTGCTAAAACTGAATAGGACGGAAGTAAGCGGACTCGGAACGGATCGTTCATTCGTTATTTGAAAATAGCGAACGCAAAAGCCGACTGAAGGAACGCTCTTTAACCTAAAAAACTAAGGAGAAACCTAATGTCAAAAGCAGTATATCGTGGTATTGAATACGATACTCAAAAGCGTCTTCAATACCAACAACAAATGATGCAGCAACCCCAACAATTTAATGAAACATATCGTGGAGTTAAGTTTGTAAAGGAGGCAGGCAAATGAATACCTACTTCGTTCGTTACCTTAAGAAAAAAGCAAAAAAGGAAAAACTCCTTCATAACGCACAACTGAATATGGCAAAGCAACCTCAAGTTGCTTGATATGAGAGGGGACTTGATCCCCTCTTTTTTTTATGCTAGAATTGATTGAGAGAATTATAAGATATGGACAGAGACAAACTAAAACTTATTGTTCGTAATCTGGAACTTCTTGTTGATTCATTGAAGGCAGAAATTTATTCTGATGTTTCTGCTTATAAACATCCAGAAGAAACAAAACGACCAATTTTAGACTACGACGAAATTTTTGATGATGACGGTTATGCAGACTGATAGGGCAAGAAAACTTGTTAAAATGTTGAATAGGTTGCTCAAGCAAGAACACTTGTATAGTGAAGAACAACTTAAAGAAATGAAATCACAGTTGCGAGTTGTGAAAGAAGAACTCGCAGAATTAGAAGCAAAAATGTCAAAAGGATTTGGAAGAAAATGAAACCTATTAAAGCAAAAGATCTTCTTGAATTGGATAAAAATCTGGAAGTAGTAAAACTTCAAGGGTATCCAATTCCAGAACAGGTAATTTATCAGGCAGGAAAATGTGACTATTCAGAAACTCCTATCCATCATCAGCAAATTCCTACACCGCAGAAGTGTGGTGAGTGGATTGTTGATCAGTTATTGTCTAACGAGAGAGGGCACTGGGGACCCGTAGAACACCCTGGAATCACTTTTTCGGTGTCTGGGTATGTCCACAACGTAATCGTCCAAGCAAGGACTCACAGAGTCGGTGTGACGTTTGATGTTCAATCTCAACGTTATACTGGTAAGAGAGTTGTGAAGGTGGCACAAGGAGAACTGAAACCTGATGAAGTTTTCTATTCTCGTCCTCCTGGTTTCTATACCAACCGTAAGGGTAAGAAATACGAATGGACTCAGGAAGATTATGATGATGAGATGGCATGGTATGTAGAAGGATGCAAGCGTTATGCCCAGAAGTATGAAAAGGGAATGTGTGAAGAACATATTCGTGATGGTCTAGCACAAGCAATTCGTCAGAACTTTGTTCTTTCTTGCAATCTTCGTTCTGTTCTTCATATCCTCGATCTTCGTGCTAAGTTGGATGCTCAACTTGAAATTCAAGCATTATGTGAACAAATT